ATATAGCATATTCATCAAGTAGTTTCTGTGACTTGCCAAACTCTGAAAAGAAGTCAAGTTTGATAAGAATTTCTGTCTGTCTGCTATTGCAAGGATTTACTTTTAGGAAATCAATAAATGTTGGAAATTCCTGTTCACACATTTCATACATTTGTTGTGCGACTTCTGCATTAAGAAACTTTACAGAAGCGATACCCTTGTATATAGTGTTGTTCTCTTTATCTAGCGAATAGGTATCTTTGGAATGACGGAATTTAATGGGGAGAATTTTGATGCCAAATGTTGATAATTCCTCTGTTAGTTTTTTGGTCTTATTTTCATCATCAGAATAGTTATTCAAACATACCGTATAGTATTCCAAAGGATAGTTTGCTTTAAGATAAGCCCCATAAAGACTATCTATTGCAACTGCTAATGCGTGTGGAGCAGCAAAACCATAAGAAATACAAGATTGAATCATAGTCCAAGTTTCGTTAAACATATCTTCACTTCCTGTATTTATAACCCATTGTTTACGCAAACGGCTTTCCAAGTTATCAAAATCTTCTTGGTGAATTTTCTTCTTACTGATTTTCTTTATCAGACCGATAGATTCTGACGGTGTTACTCCGAGCCAATCAAAATATTGCATAAGATTTTCTTGAAATAAGATATAGGCATTTGTAGATGAAAGTACATTATCGAGGTCTTTACTTCCCGTAGAATACTCTTCTCTGTTAATGAATTTATTTCTCCAAGAATTAAATGACGGACGAATACAAGCTACAAACATAGCTATTTCTGCAAGATTTTTTACTTGATATTCTGTAAGCAACCGTGTCGCCCAATCACCATCACATTGATTTAGAGTACAAGTCAAGCCATTTTTATATAAATCCCATACTTTATCATTAATATTATCAAGTAATTCCTTAATTGACATAATAGGTTTGCTTATCATATCAAAAGTTTCTGCAATAAGCTTCCAACAAGAAACAATCAAATAGTCGTTCTTCAGATATTTATATTCATCGGCTTCGCTTGATGTAATCATTACACATAAAGCGTTACCTACTCTAACAATACCTAATTCTTCACGAATATCTGCGTTCATCAATAAATGTGCGCAAGGGTGGACAGAAGCAGAAACTATTGCACTGATATATTTTTTTGCTTCGTCAATATAAGGTTTCCACTTTTCATCGTTCTCGTAATTCTCTATGTTTTTAGCAACTTCATTATATTCATCGTAAGATAATCCGTGTGAACGACAAACATTTCTAAATGCTTCACCGTCTTTCATAGTGCCATAGGCAATCATAGGATAACAACCGTGTTCTCCAAGTAATTCCCTACTTGCTTTGACAAATGGTTCTTGGTCAACTACATTAAAGTCAATATCAGGCATAGCACGGTTTTCAAGAAGTCTTGCCGTTGACATAAATCTTTCGGGATAAAGTTTAATTGGTGCTGTAAACCTATCAAGTTGTGTCATACCAAGAATACGATTTATATAGAAACTTCCACAACTTCCACGTCCTGTTCTTGTTAAAATACCACCGTATTTATTTATTGCGAGTTCAGTATTTCGTTCATTAAACAAGAAATAATCTGCTGTATTGATTTCGGCAGTATCTTCAATAACTTTCATTTCTTCACGAATACCCTTGATATATTCTTTTTTCTTATCACCTGTAATGTTTTCTTCTTTGCAAATCCGTGAAAATTTCTTATTTATGTGCTTTTTCAGTTCCTTGATTTTTTCTTGTGGAGTTAAATTAGGATATATACTTGGCATTTTGATTTCTTTGTCAAGAACAATATCTTCGCAAGACAGGAATACCTTTGTATTATCAATAGCTTCTTGTATCTGATTTTCTGAAAGTACACCCTGTATTCTGAACCTATCAACCATTGTATCACGGTCAGGATAATCTAAAACAAAACTATCTTCGTCACCATAATTGATACCCTTACCTTTTAGATATTCAAGTCTATCCTTATATTGTTCAGGATAAACATAATGACTATCATTCGCTGCGATTAGCTTTAAGTTGAATTTTTTAGACAAATCAATACACTTTTTATTTATCTGTTTCTGAATATCTACATTATGAGTTTGTACTTCAAGTAACATACTATCCTTAAAATGCTTTGCTAAAGGTAGGAATATTTGATTATAACTATCATTGTCACGGAGTAATCCTGCTACACAAGCCGTTGTTATATAGACATCATTTTTATCTAATGCAAGCAAATCTTCTACAAATATTCTTGGCTTGTAGTAAAATCCTTCTTCGTTTGCCCTTGAATTAAGTAAATTAACTTTCCTTCTTGCTTTATTTGTAGTTGGAATAATAATAATATGATAGTTTCTGCTATCCTTTTCAAGAGGATTTGGCACAATATATCCTTCTATACCAAATAAACATCTTATACCATATTTATCACATATAGTCTTTGCTTCAAATATATCTCCACCATTACCGTGATTGGTAGTGAAATATGTGGTATGACCGAGTTCAACAGCTCTTTTAACATATTCCTCACAACGAATGTTAGTATCAGGAGTTGTTATTGAACTAACGTGGTCGTGTTTATGGTAATTACAATATTCCACTTACTCACCACCTTCAAACATATAATCATCAATAATAATCTGCTTATAGTACGTTCTGCCAAAATAACCGCTTGTTAAACCGCCTATAATACTAAACGGTCTTCCGTCAAATTCTTCAAAACTACCGTTGAAATTCCACTTGATGATAACTATATCACCAACAGAAATTTTTAAGTGTTTACCACCACTCATATATCCTACATCATAATCTGTAATATTACGGATAATAACGCTTAAAGGTTTAAATCCTTCGCCTGAAATCTTATTTGCAGACTTGAAACTGTCTATAAGTTGGTCTGTAATCTGTTCAAGATTAAGTTCTACATCTGCTAACTTCGTGTCGGTAAACTCTACATCGGCAAGCATTTCATTGATTTTCTGCTGAAACTCTATGTAATTTTCATCTGAAATTTCTGTACCGAAAGCATTTTCGTGACCGCCTGTCCACGCTAATTCTGTATTATCAACATATGACTTAAAATCTTCTACGCCATATCCACGTCCAGAACCAGCATAACCCTTGTCTGTTTTCTTTAATACAAACACAGGTCGCTGATATTCAGCTATGAGTTTATTTGCAATAAGACCTGAAATTCCTGCATCCGTATCAACCACAAAGAACATAACCTTATTATCTAACTGCGACTTAGCCTGTTCTCTTATAGAGGGCATAAGGTCAGACACAATTGTATTCTGTTCTTCTTTGGCTGATTTAAGATTTTTCATGGTTTTAGCTACTTCTTTTTCGTCTTCACTAATAAAGAGTTTTAACGCTTCTGTATTAAGATTTAGTCTGTTGGCAGCATTTACAAGTGGAGCAATACCAAAGCTAACAGCCTGACTATCAAACTTGTAGCTACCGTTGATTTTCTTAATGCCTGTATTCTGCACATTATTGAAACCCAATGAACAGATATAACGATTTTCTTCGGAAGTCATATCCATCATATCTGCAATCAGACCACAAGTTGCAAGGTCAACAAGATTATCTGCATAATCTGTAAGGAACATTTCGTCACAATACTTGCAAAACTTCCACACTACACCAGCACCGCTTAATTGTGGGTTTGGATAATCATTTGCTGATGAGACTAATGTGACATTTGCGTTAAAATTATCGGGAATAATGTGATGGTCAAGAATTATTACCTGTTTTCCTTTGAATTTTTCGTAACACTCAGGCTCGTTTATGCTATCCACGATAATAACTATATCAGCATCACAAGCAGACACATCAAAATTCTTTACACCGTGTTCCTTGCCCTCATTGATATACCAATCTAACTTGTCTGTGAAATTACGCAAATAACGTATCATTATTGCCCCTGCCGTAGCACCGTCACAATCGACATCTGCATAAATTAGGAATTTATATCCTATAATCAAGCCTTCGTCTATGATTTCAAAAGCTTTGTCAATATTATGTAATCTATCCAAAGAAATTAAATCGTCCTCATTAGGGTTTAAAAAGTGAGAAAAATCATCTATTCCACGCTTATCAAAAATAGTGGAGATGATTTCGCCACTACCTAAACCACGACCGTTAAACTTAACGCCCCATTGTTTTTTCATAGGATCACCTCCACTATTTCATTATCTATTATGTTTTTTAGCGTATCAGCACCGTAATCACTTGGACTTGCTTTGTCAGGCAGACTACTCTTTGTCCAATCCCACCACCATATTTGAGTATCAAACATTCTTGTATATGCACTCAAAATCTTTGCATTTCGCTTTGTAATATCGGGGTCAAGCCCTTTATCAAGCATAAACACCACACGTTTTGGGGCAAGTTCCATTAAAAGTTTGCATTGTTTAGAGCTGATTGAGTTACTGCCTAACGCCACACAGCTATTCATACCGTAAGTATCACATTGTAGCACCGATTTTTCAGCTTCAAAAACGTATATATCGTCCTTGAAATGATTGTAATTCTGACAGTAACCGTATAATGTTCTTGACATAGCACAAGGTACAATGTATAGATATTTAGGTTCGTCATCAGCAACATTCCAATTTGCTCTGCCCTTAACGCCAATTAAATCACCGTATTCGTTACGAATAGGCAAGGTTATTCTTTGTGATTCTACGTCATAGCCTATCTCAAATTTATCTTGCGTACAGTACGCAATATTATCTCGTAGAAATCTCTGATTATACGCAGGTTTATATTGTGATAACAAACTCTCTGGATAAGTCTTGACATACAAGTCATCTGTACGTTTCTTAATTTTGTCATAGAAACCACCAAATACAGAATGTTTTGTGTTTAGTTCATAGAAATCGGATATGCCAAGTTCAGCCTTAATCGTTCTACAAACTTCTATAAATTCAGAGTTTTTAACATTGATTATATAATTTATCAGGTCATAGGATATTCCTCTGATATAGTCTGTTACAAAAAGGTTATCATTGTTTATGAGTTTGATTCTTATTCCAGTAGGATTACTACCTTCATTTATGCCACAGCGAATTTCATTATTATGTATTCGTGGTTTGTAGAAATCGTAGGTTTCAAGGATATTTACTATTGCTTGTGGATTTGATAGAAGTTCTCGTTTTATATCTTTGAGCATATTATCCCTGTCCTATAATTCCTCGTCTTGGTCTTGCCCAAAACTGTTCTTTCCATACATTATGCGCACCATCAAATTTATATCCAAGTACGATATTGCTATCGTTACTGTTTTGACCATTTCTTACCTTTTCAAGAAAGATAAACTTATATGTAGCCGTTGGGTCAACTTCAAATTCTTCTTCAACCCATTTACCATCAATTTTTTTAAGTTGAAATGGTCGGCAATAGTATTTCTTATTATCCTTATCAAGTTCTTCAGGATAAACAGTTCTTAGCATAAGACAATTTTCAAGTATTTCAACTATCTGCTTTGAAGAACTTAAACAATCAGCATTGAGCCAAAGTCTACCAAGCATATGAGAAGCTAACTGTACAGAAATCATCATAATAATATCATACTTCTTTGCCATGCTATCAAGAGTTCTGCTATCTTTGATAAGTGATACCCAAGTGCTATCATTCTTATCTGCCGATGTGAAATCTGCCTTGAATGTATCAAAAAGCACGGCGGTATATCCCCATTGTAGTACGTTTTGCCTGATTTTCTTTTTAATAAGAGACATATCCGTATCGGGAATACCTATAAATTTTAATTTACCCTTGAAATTCTCGTTAAAATATTTCTGACATTTCTTAATCATTTCCCTGTCTTCATCAGACATCTCACCAGAAATGAGTTTCTTTTTTGTTAAAGAATAGTATCTAAAATATTTATAACTCAGCCAAACAAGAAAATTTATCTTGAAAACCTTTGCTTTCTGCTCATTTGAAATAATAAGCACTTTTTCGCCCTTATCAATCAAGCCCATAATAATGGTAGTCCAAAAACTGGTTTTACCACTACTGCTAAATCCAGCAACAGCATTTGTACTGCCGTGTCCCATTCCAGATATTGCAGAAGATAAAAACGGAAAACATCTAATAGGTTCAAGGTTTATATCATCACCTGCATAACTAAAATCCACACCATTTTCAACGCCATCTGATAAGTCTTGTAGAAAATTATCTGTTATTTCAAGTTCCTCTTCTTCAAGCACTCTACTTGTGAAACCTGTACCATACGCAGATAATTTCGATTCGTACCAATCAAGCACGCTCTCACTATCCATTTTTCTGAATAACTTTAATGGTATAACTTCTTTGCCGTTCCAATCAACAGGAGTTAGCAGATTAAAACCATCATTACACATACCAAGTATTATGTTTTCACGATATAAATTATCAAGATAAATTTCAGCGTTCTTGACATTTACAACATCAGTCATATTCTTAATAGTTTCAAATCCGCCACGCTCTTGAAAGGCTTCTGCAATATTTTCTGATACAGACGATAGAATTGTCACTTCGTCAAACACTGTATAGCCTTGCTTGCGAAGCTGTTTTGCTAATGAATAATAAAACGTTCCATCTGACGTAATAAAGTCTGTTGACTTGAAATCGCACTCGTCTATCAGTAAAGGGTCTATATAGCAACAAGCTATCACATTTCCCTCTACCGTTAATCTGCCTTCAAGAACTTCTTTGGGATATTTCTCTGTAATTCCAGCAATAAACTTTTCTATTTTTAATCACCGTCCTCGTAATCAGCTAAACATTTTCTCTTTCTTTTTGGCTGATATTTAGTTTCATAAAACTCTGTTTCGGCAGTTTTTATAGGTTCAGGCTTTGACGGCTTATAATCACCTATACTATTCTTAATAATAGCACTAAAATAACGTATCTTGGCATACTCTGACGAAAAATCCTTGTTCATAACTGACGAAATATAAGACTTATTATCCGTTAGATAATTGCAGATAGTATCATAATCGGCAACAGAAAGCCAAATATTTATCTCTTTGAACAAAGCAGTATTTGTGGTTTTGCCGATAAAGTATTCTATTGCTTCGTACATACGTTGCTTCTGCTGGGCAAGTTTTATTTGCTGATTGGTATAATCTATGTATTCATTTTCGCTACAATAGTATAGGTTTTTGCCGTTTTTAACGATTTTATATGCGGTATCTCTTTCAATCTGAGTACCG